GTTTAACATGGTACAAACATAATACTTTTTTTTTAATTACCAACAATTTCCAACAAATAAATTTCAAAAATCTTTTTTTCGTACATTGGTCACATGAAAACAAAAGAATATTTTGACACAAAAAGAAATGGTGACAATGGTCATGTCTTCACAACAAAATCAAAAATCGTCAAATTTTCAGACGAAGTTCGTGATTTGTTGATTTTTAAAAATTCAAGATATGGTGATTCAGCAACAAAACCATTGAACATTTTCGCACGTGGAAAAGCACGTGAAAACATTTCATGTCGTATCGATGACAAACTTGCAAGAATTAAAAATGTTGGCATACATGAAGGCACAACCGATACAATCAAAGATTTGATTGGATATTTGATTTTGTTGTTGATTGCAATTGATGAAGAAGAAGAAATGACGTACAAATGATAAAGATTGACTTGGCACCTTTTCCAAAGCCAAGAATGACACGTTCAGACAAATGGAAGAAACGTGACGTTGTACAACGTTATTGGAAATGGAAATCACAATTGCAAGAATTTGACATCGATTTTTCGTTTGGTGAAGTCGGTGTCATTTTTTTTGTACCAATGCCAAAATCATGGTCGAAAAAGAAAAAAGAATCAATGTGTGACACAATGCACACACAACGACCAGACATCGACAATTTTGTCAAAGCGTTGTTTGATGCTATTTGTCAAGAAGATTCACACATTCACACGATACATGCACAAAAAGTTTGGTCGTACAACGGTGCAATACAAATCAATGATTCAAAGAATATTTGCGAACAATTTATATTTCATAAAAAGTGAACGTGAATTTCAATCAACTACAATACAACAAATTGAAAGATGCAGCTGGCAACATCACATCAAACAATGGTGATGCTGATGATTTGTTGCATGAATGTTTGTTGGTGTTGTGTGAAAAAGGTGAAGAATTTGTGAATGAATTGATTGAAAAAAAAGCGTTGCAATTTTATTGTGTTCGTATAATGTTGAACATGTACAATTCAAAAACATCAAAATATCATTACAAATATCGATTTGAAAAGAAGTTTGTGTTTGAATTTTTGTATTGGGACGGTGTGGAAGATTACGCACCAACAAACAAGAATGTTTTGACACCAACAATTCAAGAATTGAGAAATCAAATTCACAACCAATTCATTGACGATTGTGTTGAACAAATGCATGAAATATTGAACGAATTGTATTGGTACGATGCTGAATTGTTTAAGTTATACAAGTTTGGTTCAAACAATGGAAAGCGTTGGACACTAAATTCATTGGCACAAAAAACAGGTATTTCACGAACATCAATATTTGACACAACAAATCGTGTCATGAAATACATATCAAAAAGAATGAAAGAAGAAACAAAATTTTTGAACTATGAAATATAATCCACGGGATCCCGTCAAGTCAATTTTTGTCAAAGCGTACAACTTTGCAATTGCATTGTTTTTTCATGTCATTGATGGATGTAAAAAAGTGACAAAAGACAAAGAAATAAAACGTCTTGCAAAATGCGTACAATGTAATCATTCAGAAAACAAATGGTTTGAATGTGATTTGTGTGGTTGTGCAATCAACGAAAAAATAAAATGGAGAAGTGAAAAATGCCCAATTGAAAAATGGTAAAATTATCAACTGACCAAATTGAAAGATTTAAAACAATTTGGCCAAATATAAAAAGCGGAAAAGCAAAAGACATAAATTCAAAAGTTCAAATGGTAGTTTTGCACAATGATGTTTTCGGCACAAATTATCGACCACAAACAAATTGTGGTAAATGCTTGGCTGAATGCTTGAAAGGAATGAAGAAAATCAACAAGATATATGGCTAAAAAACAACAAACACAAGTCATTGTCAAATACACGACAGATGACAAATACGAACAATCTTTTGAAAACATGTATTTCGACATTCCAAAATACATAAATACTGACGTGTCATTTCAATTGATGTTTGGGTACCAATACAATCACATTGAAGAAAGACGATTGGAATTGAAACATCACCGAAACAACATTCAAATCGAACTTGATGAAAAATCCATTTTCAATAGCTGAAGACAATGAAGAATATCAATGCACGTGGTGTGAAAATACGTTTTTATCAAAAGAAGAAGGAGAAATCATTTTTGTGCAAGAAAGTTGTCAATTGTTGTGTGGCAATTGCTTGACAAAATACATTGAACAAATCATTGAATTGTATGAAAAAGAAAACACATAAATTGCTGGAAAAGGCACAATCACTTGTGACTTCTGTAACTGGCACCGACATAACAAAAACACAACGTCAAGAAGTGATGAAAGACGTTCGATTGATATACAAACAAATCAAAGAAAGTGACTTTGACGTTTGGAAAGTATTAAACGATGACGACAATCACAAGTCAATAAAATCTTGACAAATTTGACACACTAAAAAAGGAAATCAATATGGCAACATTCAGATGCAACAAATGTCAAAATCATATCGAATTGACATCGTACAAAGTTCATGTCGATAAAACGCACGGCATCGTGTGTGAACAAGCAATTTGTTGTGATACATACATGGAACGTTTGTACAACTTTCAAGGTTGGGGTACAATACGAAAAACACCAAACGGAGGTGTTGGTGGCAAACAAATAGTCAACGCAATTGAAAATCTAAAGAAATGAAGAAACAAGACAAGGAAATATTTATCGAAGTGTTTGAAAATAAGGGTGGAAATATTGATGCCAGCTGCAAAGCGTTTGGAATATCACGTCAAACATTTTACAATTGGAAAAATGATGACGATGAATTTGCATCAAAGATTCGTGATGTTCAAGAAGGATTGATTGACTTCGTTGAATCTAAATTGATGGAAAACATCAAAGACAATGACACGACATCAACAATCTTTTATTTGAAGACAAAAGGCAAGTCACGTGGATATACCGAACGTCAAGAAATCGAACATCAAGGAAAGAACGTGAACATTGAAATTGAATTGACGGATCCAAAAAAGTAAATGAAACCAACGTTCACACAAAAACAAAACGAATGTCTTTGGTATCTGTTAAATGATAAGAACACAACTGAAGTGTTGTTTGGTGGTGGTGCTGGTGGTGGCAAATCATTTATTTTGTGTGCGTATGCAATTGCAATGTGTTTGAAGTATGACGGCATTCGTGGTTTGATTGGCCGCAGTAAACTTGATACATTGAAGAAGACAACATTGAACACATTCTTCGATGTTTGTAGTCAATGGAATTTGTTAAGTGGTGAACATTACACATTCAACGCACAAACAAACATTTTGAAGTTTTACAATGGTTCTGAAATCATATTGAAAGATTTGTTTTTGTATCCATCAGACCGAAATTTTGATTCACTTGGTTCACTTGAAATTACATTTGCATGTGTTGACGAATGCAACATGGTTGTCGAAAAAGGTGTTCAAGTTCTTGCATCAAGAATAAGATACAAACTTGACGAATATGAATTGACACCAAAAATATTGATGACGTGCAATCCAGCAAAGAATTGGGTATATTCCAATTTTTATTTGCCATGGAAAAACAATATGTTGCCAGCACATCGAAAGTTTGTGCAAACACTTGTTGACGACAATCCGTTTGTTTCAAAGCATTACAAAGAACAATTGAACAAACTTGATATTGTGTCAAAACAAAGATTGTTGTTTGGTGATTGGGAATTTGACGAAACAAAGGATTCGTTGATTGAGTTCAACGCAATCACACACATGTTTGAATACACCGAAAAAAGTGTTGGTGACATGTACATTTCTTGTGATGTCGCAAGATATGGTGCTGATAAAACGGTGATAATGTTGTGGAAAGATTATCACAAAGATTGTTGTTCTTGAACAATCGTCAGTCGTTGAGGTTGCACAAAAAGTGCAAGACATGATGAATGAATACAGCGTTCGCAGTTCGCACGTTGTGATTGACCAAGATGGTGTTGGTGGTGGTGTATGTGACTTGTTGCGTGGCACAAAATCATTTGTCAATAATGGCAAGCCGTTGATGAATCAAAATTTCAACAATTTAAAAAGTCAATGTTTTTTCAAACTTGCTGATTTGATAAATGCAAATGAAATTTCTGTCAATTGTCCAGACACAAGAACACAACAATTGATTGTTGATGAATTGTCAGTCATAAAACGTAAAGACATTGACAAAGACGGAAAAATGCAAGTCATACCAAAAGAAAAAATGAAAGATTTGATTGGACGTTCACCAGATTTTGCTGATGCTTTAATGATGCGAATGTTTTACGAATTGAATGCAAATCTTGGAAAGTATTTTGTACAATGACGGGATCCCGTGAACTTAAAAAACTAAATTTTTGAAATTTATATTTATTAAAAAGAAATGAAGACAATACAATTTGAAGAAAACAACGAAGTTCTTGAATACGTGATTCCAGAATCATGGAGTCAAGTTAGCATTGGAATGTATCAAGAATTTATGTCAAAAGATACTGACAAAATGAATGAACATGAATTGTTGTTTCATCTTGTTTCGACATTTTGCAAAATACCACAACAAAAGATTGTCAAGTTCAAAAAAGGTGACATTGACGAAATATACAAACACGTCAGTCAATTAGCATTGACACAACCAAAAGAAAGTTTGAATTTGATTCTTGAAATTGATGGTGTTGAATATGGATTCAATTCAAAACTTGACGACATTTCTTTTGGAGAATTTACTGACTTGGATACGTTTTTGAATGATGGTTTTGAAAATCTTGAAAAAGTCATGTCGATATTGTACAGACCGATTGTTGACAAAGACAAAAAGAAGTTTCGTGTCGAACAATATGACTTCAATGAATGTGAAAAACGATTTGATGTTTTTAAAAACAAAATGTCGATTGATAGTGCATTTGGTTGTTTGAGTTTTTTTTTGAATTTAGGAACCGAATACACCATGATTTCAACACACTATTTGAAGAAACAAAACAAGAAGATAATGTCAAAACAACCGAACAATCATTTGGAACAAAATGGGGTTGGTATGCAATCATCCACAAGTTGACGAATGGTGATTTTTTAAAAATGGAACAAGTGATACAACGTCCCTTGACAGAGTGTTTGACATATCTTGCATTTATCAAAGACGTTGAAACGATAAACGAAAACAAATAAAATGGCAGCACAAAGAACATACAATCAAATCATTGATTTGTGGACAACAATAGCAAACAATCATTTGCAAGTCAAGACATTTACAAAAGGTGATGTTTTTGAAGTTGATGCAAACACCGTGATATTTCCACAAGTTCATTTGATTACTGAAAACGCACAAATCAGCGAACATGAAGTGACATTTGCATTTAAGTTGATTGCAATGGATTTGGTTGAACCAGATGAATCCAATGAAGACGAAGTGTTGTCAGACACATTGCAATACATTCAAGATTTTTTTGCACAATTCAAAAATGGTATTGTATCAACGCCGTTGATTGATTCGCAAGTTTATCGTGTTGACAATGTTGTGACTTGTTCACCGTTCACAGAAAGATTTGACAACAACGTTTCTGGTTGGGTTGGTGACATTAGAATTGCAGTTGATTACACAGCTGATGCGTGTGACTTACCTTTATGATAGTCAATGACTTATGCGAATGACTTGACAACAAAATGACAACAGAATGACATCAAGATGACAACAACTTGACACATACAATAATGATAAGAATGAAAAGAATGTTAAAAAACATATAAATGCAAGACAAAAAAAACACATACAAGGCGTTGGATTTGTTTGCAAAGAAAGTTGTTCGTGATGCACAAAAAGAATTGTCAAGACAAAAAAAGAACGCATCTGGTGAACTTTCTCGTTCATTGGGCTATGTCATTACAAAACAAAACAAATCGTTGATTCTCGATTTCACTGGCGTGTCGTATGCACGTTTTGTCGACCAAGGTGTGCAAGGAAAACGAAGTTCATTCAAGGCGCCATTGTCACCATATTCATTTGGAAGTGGTTCGACAGCTGGCAAATGGAAAGAATTTACAAATTCACTTGATAAATGGATTGTAAAAAAAGGAATACCAGCTGCACGTGATGAAAAAGGAAGATTTGTGTCAAGAAAATCATTGCGTTTTTTGATTCAACGTTCAATTTATTTGTATGGAATCAAACCATCTTTTTTCTTCACGAATCCGTTTCAAGTTGCAAAATCAACACTGGCAAAAGACATTGCAAATGCATACGTTCAAGATGCGTTGACAATTCTTGAAAATATGAACAAACAAAAAATAAAATAAAATGGCAATAACCATTCAACAACAAGCATACACAAAGCAAAAAGCTGGAAGTGAAGAACAAAAAGATGTTCAACCAGTTTACACACCAGCCGTGTTTGTCGTTTCATCTACAAAAACTGCTGAATTGAATCACAGATACGTTGCTGACGTTTACATCAAAAATACAAAAGTGGCACGTTTAAAGTTCACCAAAAATTCGTCAGACCGTGGAATGGTTGATGTGACACAAATCTTGATTGATTATTGCAACGCACAAATTCTTGGATATGACAACAATGGAAGTGCATCTGGTTCATCAACAAAAAGTGGTGTGACGTCTGGTGACTTCCCACATTCAATACATCAAATTGACAAATATTCAAGAAACGATGCATCAATGATTGATTGGTATGTTTTGTTTGGTGAAGAATATCAATTGTCTAATGACGAACCACCTTTGATATACAACGGAAGTGGTGACGTTGAGGGCGACCCAGCACTTGCGACAAATTCATTTCAATCTTTCAATTCTGTATTGAATCAATATGAAGATTTGATGTTCAAATCAATTACACCATACATTTTAAGTTCATCGTCCAATGTTTTTAATTCTTCACTTGATTATGTTGTGAACAGAAAAATAAGGATTGACGATTACCACACAATTTGTGTTTTTAATGGGACAAATCAAGATGGTAATGTTTCAAGACCAGACAGAATGAATGTTCGTACATACGGGCCAACTGGTACACAATTACAATTTTTTCAAGTATTAAATACAGACGCAAATGGTGGTTCTCCGTATGGTTCAACAATAAACGACGGGATCGAAAATCTTTTGTTTGTTGGTTGTGGACCGAAAAACTTTGCAAATAGTTTGACACCAATTTCTCCAAATGCGGTGTACTACACAATTCAATTTGTTCAAGGTGGTGCTGGTCGTTCAAGATTGTATCGTTTTGACATTGATGAATGTGATGAAGACACAGAAAGATTCAAGAAATATCGATTGGCATGGTTAAATAAATTTGGTGGTTGGGACTATTTCAATTTCGATATGAAAAGTGAAAAGTCATTTGACATGGAAAGACAAACATACATGACAACACGTGGCACATGGCAAGATGACCAATACTTTTTTCAGCAAGGCGAATTTGGAGTCACTGATTTCAATGTCGATGCACGTCAGAAACTAAAGTTGCAAAGTGATTGGTTGGTTGACGGAGAAGTTGAAATGATTCGTGAATTGTTTTTTTCACCACGTGTTCATTTGCTTGACGGAGAAGATGTTTTTCCAGTAAATGTACAAGCCACGAATTTTATACAATACAAGCAAAAAGAAGACAAAGTGTTTCAATATGAACTTGATGTGACGTTCAGTCACAAACATCGTGTACAAAACGGATAAGATATGAAAAGATTATTGGCATACAAACAATTCGCAGATGCATTATTGACACGAAATGGAAATTGGGTTGATTTAACACCACCAAACACATTTTATGATGAATGGACGGCAACAAATTCAGGAGCCGACCCAGCACCAGGCGTGACATCAGTATTCAATCCAATAAGTGGTACATTTGATGCGACAGCACGTTTTCAAGGTTCAGCAACAACGTTTTCACAAATTCTTCAAAGTGGTTTGTCTATTGACGCTGGTGATGTTGTACAAATTACATATCGAATTGGTAAACACACAAATCCACCACCAAATTCAATCACAATTGTTCTTGCTGGTAACGTACAATTGAATTGTCCAAATGCAATAGGTGTACACACAATCAACATGGTTGCATCAAACAACAATGGTTCATTGATATTTCGATACAATGCTGGTGGTGCAATCAATGACTTGTTTTTGGATTGGATTGAAGTTAGAAAATTGGAACAATTTGAACTTGATTTGTTTGACAATGAAGAAATCAATTTGACGTATGAAATTGATGACATAAGAAATATTGATTCAAAAAATTCTGGTTATTCAAAAAGTTTTTCGATTCCAGCATCAAAAACAAATTCAAAATTCTTTAAACATGCGTATTCATTAAGTGATTCTGGCGAATGGAATCCGTATGAAAAAGCTGGTGCAATTTTAGTTGCTGAAGGCATCGAAGTGTTTCATGGTTTTATGAAATTGGATGATATTGTAAAACGTGACAATCATTCTTTTTTCAACATCACACTTTTTGAAGAAATTGCAGATTTGAAAACTGAACTTGGTTCAAAAACACTTGCAAATCTTGGCTGGAGTCAATTGTCACACGATTACACAAAAACAAATATTGTTGATTCTTGGACTGGCAACTTGGAGTTGCATGACGGGACAACAACTGATGCAATAAAATATCCATTTTGTAATTGGATTGGAAATTTTGATGACGTTAGTGGCAATTTGCACATGTTGAATTTTCAAGATGCATTTCGTCCATGGGTTAATGCAAAATATATTTGGGATAGAATTTTTGACCAATCTTCATTTCAATACACTTCTGATTTTATTGATTCAAATGATTTTTCAAAGTTGTATGTTGATTGGAATTTTGGCGAATCATTTTCACAATTTGGTGGTGGTTATTCTGATTTTGCTGATTTTAGAATTGATACTGAATATTTTACCGGCCCAGCTGACGGACCCTTGTTATCACAAAACGCATATACAAATCCAGACTATGTTGCAGTCACACAAGTTGGTGCGGCTCAAGTTGGAGGCGTCAACAATGGATTCTTTAATTTAGCAACTGACACATTTACAGCAACCGAAGACAATCAAAGTGTGTACGTGTTTGTCAATGCATTGATGAAAGGAGCTGGCTCTGGTGATTTGTTGTGTGAAGTTTCGCACAATTCAACCGTTCCTGGATGTTTGCCAGACCAATATTTA